GTTTTCTCCTTTATATAAGCAAGATGACTTGTAATGTAGCCCCACTATGGGCACTACAACATTATTTATTATACACGAAGAAAAACTATATTTTATTATTTAGGTCAGTTATCAAGCGGTAACTTGTCCATTCTGGATGTTCTGGATGTGGCACCCAGGTCATTGCAAACAGTGTGTAAGATTCGTCTGAATCAAATGTAACCCGCAAGGTGTATTTGAATACTTTAGTACGGTATTTGATATTGTATTTTGCTGCCCATGCACTCAGTTTGTTTCGAACAAAGTCTGAGGACAACCGAAACTCAATGTACATCAGTACAGTTTTTTAGGTAGTGCTTGCTCGGCTAGTTGTTTGCGCCAGCGATTTTTGGCAGCACTGCGTTTGAGTTTGCGAGCAGTAGTGGGCTTGATGTAGTGCTCTTTTTCACGGAGATCATTGAGTATGTTTGACGCTTGAATTTTTTTCTTGAGTTTTCTCAGCGCACGTTCAATATTGTTGTCCTGAACCAACACTGATCTACCATGTAATTTACCCATTGACTTTCTTTAACTCCTCGGGAGTATTTACCATGTTTTCGTCAATTTCTACATGGGCGATGTTTTGTTTAGTATACTCGCCTAGCTTGTACATGTGTGGCAGTAGCACACGTTCCAGTTCACTGTGTAGTCCACGAGCACCAGTTTTGTTCTTGATGGTATTGTCGGCAATTTTGACCAGGGCCTCTGGGGTAAAATCCAACACAATCTTGTCTTGGTCAAACAGCCATTTGTACTGTTCTATATAACTGTGTTTGATATCAATCAATATCCTAATGAGATCATCTCTAGTTAAATCTTGCAATGCTACCCAGGTTGGGAAACGACCAACAAATTCTGGAATCATACCAAAGCGAATCAAATCGTCAGGTGTGACTTGGTCTAGGTGCGTGGTGGTATCCGAGTTTACTTTGGCACCAAACCCTATGCTGGTTCCACGCACTCGACTTTTTACAATGTTATCCAGGCCCACAAATGCGCCGCCTGCAATGAACAGGATATTGGTGGTGTCAATTTCAACTGTTTCACCTGATGGATGTTTGCGCCCACCTTGTGGAACAATTCTACACTTGGTTCCTTCGACTAGCTTGAGCAGAGCCTGTTGTACACCTTCACCTGATACATCTCTTGTGATGGATGCTGATTCCGAACGACGAGAAATTTTATCAACTTCATCTAAAAACACAATGCCACGTTGGCATCGATCAACGTCATTACCAGCAGCCGCAAACAGTCTACTAATCAAACTTTCCACATCATCGCCAACATAGCCTGCTTCAGTAAGACTGGTGGCGTCAGCAATCACAAACGGCACGTCAAGATATCGTGCTACCGATCTTGCCAACAGAGTTTTTCCCGAACCAGTGGGCCCAAGCATGAGAATGTTGACTTTTTCAATTTCGGTATGTTTGTCATGATTGTTGATGCGTTTGTAATGATTGGCAATTGCCACGCTCAACACAATCTTGGCTTGATCCTGACCAATTACGTATTGATCAAGATGTGTTTTGATCTCAATTGGATTCAATGTAGGGGATGTTTTTGTTATGGTTTCAGTCTGTTTCATAAGTTATTGGTTTGTTTAAGACGTTCTGCAACTTGTTCACGTTCAATGTCACTCAACAAGTCCGGATCATACTCACCGGTTGCAATTTTGTCAATGAGGTGATCAATGTATGCTGTATCGTAAGTATAGTTATCTGTAGAATTTTTGTCAATAATAATCCACTCGTTGCCATTGAATTTGTAAACCTTGCTGGGCAATTGATCTACTCTAACAAAAGTATCGCCTTTTGAAGGACTGTCAGGGAATCGTATTCCAAAGCTGGAGTTTGATTGTCTAGGTTGGTCATTGTCAGGCACCAACTTCATCCAAGGTAATTCGTCAATTTCTCCACGATATAATTTACGTCTTTCTTCCTTGAGTGTTCGATCAGGGTTTGCAGTTTTCCATGCTTTGACTGCTGCCTTGACATTTGCAGGCTCATCTTCTTCTTGATCAAAGTTAGGCATGTCCACAAACACTGGCGAGCTTGGTGTTTCAGGTTGTGTAAAACTAATCGTGGCACCAGAAGTAGAGTCAAACACATCGCACTGTTTGTTTGGACAGAAAAGACCTATACCAGGAGCATCTACTAGTTCCGTGCCACACTTGTAGCAATTGATTGGGTCTGGCTTGTCAAACATCCACCCCGGCGGATGTGGATCTTTCGGCAATTCCACACTGGCTTGTATTTGTTCTATTTGGTCATCGGTGAGTGGCCCATCGTCGGGCTCATATTTAGGTTCGTCATGTATGAATCCACCTGTGCCTTGCCGTGCCCATTCAAACTGTTTGTTGGCGGCTAGGATAAGTGTGAGAGCAAGAGGATCAAACACCAGCACAATCATTATGATCATCCAACGCACTGCCCGTTCCAACAGATTGGCATCAGGATTGTCTCCGTACAACAGGGCCGCAATGTATTTTATCGGTCCGACTTCTGCGTCAACTTTGCGTACTTCGGCGGCAATAGGCGCACGGGCATCATTAAGTTCTGCGATAGACTTTTGCGACTGTGATATTTCAGCTTGAAGGCGAGTACGCTCTTTCTGCTGGGCTCTTCGCATAGCCACAGCTTTTTCGGCACCCGTTTCTGTTGTTGAGCGGCCCAGTACTTGGTCCACTCCCTCATCCATCTGTTTAAGTGCCTTACGGTTTGCTTCAATATTCTCTTTTTCGGTCTTGATCTTTTCATCATATATTGCAATCTTGCTAACAACGTCGCCGGACACAAGATTTTGATCAGAGTGTGCCTTTGACAAATAACCAAAGATACCCATACTGGTCAGTATCATTAGGAATGCTATGGCTGGTACCAGGTACAGTTTGAACACAATACCGGCACGTTTCCAGTTGTTGTGCAACCACACAGTGGCCACAATCTTGCCCAGTTCTAGTGAACCACCCATGATGATCACAGGCACCACAGCCGCTGAAAATATAGCAGTAAGGCCGGCCACTGAGTACCAGGCAGCCACGGCGCTTAGGAGTAATGCGGTGGCGAGAATTCCAAATCCAAATATCATAAAAATTATTTACCGGGTAGCGGCAAAGAGATCACCGCATGCTTTACTGCCACCCATGTAGCAAAGGTCTGATCTGGCACTTCAAACCATACAGGCACTGTTTGAGCGGGACTTAGCCCCCAGAGATTATTGTGCTCTAGTCTGCGTTTTACCCGGCTTTGAGTGCGCCAGTTTTTACCAAACATAACACGAGCCTCGTTCATAACTGCATACCATTCTTTAGTAGAATAGTCAAGTGACTCAGGGATACTCAACGCAGAGCCCTCAATTTTGACAGTCATTTCTAACCTTTCCAGATTTATCCTCTCGGCATACTCCCAGGGTACCAGCCCAGGTTTTGATCTTACAATCGAGGTCCTTGTCGCAACCTACAGGATTTACGTCCACTTGCCACGGTCTGAGCAGGCCTAGGTTATCGATTCACCCCGCCCTACCATTAGACTACCCAATCTCTTTGATCATGCACAGTAATTATAACTGTGTATGTTGAGATTGTCAAGTGTTTTGTTTTTGTTTGACAAGATTGCACACAGTTTGAAACTGCTCGTATGCATCACGCACAGCCGGATGACTCATCAGTTTGTCTGCTTCGGCAATCATGGCGTTGACACCTGCTTCGGCATGATCTCGAGCACTGCCCATGGTCAGTGCGGCCAGACCATCACCAAACTCTTTTGCCAATTTTTCCCAGGCTTTCTTTTGTCCAGGAGTAATAGGTGTACGCTGTGGCCGCATCTCGCTAGATTTTCTAAGAGCATCACAGATGGCATCTTCCGCTACACGGCCTGCGGCAATCATCGGAGCATAAGCGGGATCAATATTATAGTAGCGAGACCTGCCTCCGGGGTATACTGACACCAGGTGATTGCCTTTTGTAAAGCTATCCAAAAAGTCGCTGTCGTATTCTGTCACAGGCACATACCGACGTCCAATTTTTTCATAGTAAATTTTCTTCATTTGCCAAAATACTTAATAACTGTGTTCAGTGCTTCCACCAAACGAGTGTTACCTGCTACATCTTCGGGGTGCAACCAATATCCGTCTGGATTGGTTTCTGACCGAGGATTCTTTTTCCAATCACTGAGTTCTTTCTTGAGATAGGCTCTCTGCTCCTTGAGAGTTAGTACAGTGATGCAATCAGCGGCTTCGCCGTCCAGGGTAATAGGTCCAACTCTTTTGTTCATTAGCGATACTCCCGATCTAGTTTAACACTGGTCAATCCAGCAACCATTTGAAATTTGTCCCAGGCATCTTTCACTGCCGGGCGAGATTCAAGTTCACTGTCCGGCAATACTGTTTCCAACCAGTATTCTGATCGGCGGCTTGGATGTGTGCCAAACTTGCGTGGCTGGTGTAGTCGACCAGTTTCCCAAAGTTCAATGCTAACACTGCGGAACTTGTCTTCATCTTCTTTACTGTTGAAATCATAGGCACTCCATTCTGCTCGGCTGCCGCCACCATAGCAGTATCCCGCCCAGATGCCTGCCCACTGTTCGTCATCTCTGGGATCAAAATCTGTACGAGTAATCAGCACCAACACATCGTCCATGTTCACACTACCTTCCACAATGTCTCGAACGCAACGGCTGTAACTGAGTCCAATTTTCATACTTTTTCACCTGCTTCAAAGTCACGGAATCTCAAGAACCGGGGGAATCGGAGACTGTATGTTCCGTCTTGGTTTTGGGTGACTGCGTCCGCTTGGACTTCAACCAAGTGACCAAGTAGCTGATCCCTACTGGCCCAATACTCATCGCGAAGAGTATCACTAAACCCACTACCAACATTAACATGAATTCTACGGTCATTATCATCTCCTTCACAGATTATAGCACCCAACCGGTTTTCGTTCCTACCAGTTCCTTCTTCAAAACCCACAATGTTCAAATCAACTGTGATGGTGGGTTTCCATTTCATCCACGAGTCCGAACGTTTGCATTGGTATGGTGCGTCCAGGCTCTTGATCATGATGCCTTCAAAGCCACCTTCCACAGCAGCTTCCGCATAACGTTGCATGATGTCATGTCCTTCGGCTGTGTCCAGGTTCACATCCAAGCCTGGCATGATGCGCAGACACGTAGTCTCTTCCAATCCAGCGCGGGCTGACTCTAGCCATTCCAGACGTTTGTACTGCCCTGCATTCCAGGATGTGATACACCATGCCGGTGGTTTCGGCGTTTGATTTGCGATGTGCTTGGCGCATGAGTTGCTGGAAACTTTCGCCCACAATCTCACCATCCAACACATAATGGCCACCGGTACCACGTCCATATTGGAAGTGCTTGCGAGCATCTTCAATGGCATCGGCAACCTGCGGAAAGTTTTCAAATTCTTTGCCATTGCGACTGTATAGTGTGACTGTGGATCCACTAACCACTGCCAACACACGCACACCATCCAGTTTGCATTCCAGGCGCTTGATGCCTTTCATTTTCTTGGGATGATCTGTTGAGTCTTGTGCCAGCTGGCACGAGAAAATTGGTATCTTGTATTCGGTCTTGCCCACAACCTTGTTGATGGTCTTTTCTGAAATGCCGCATCGAAGGTCTTTGATCAACACACGGCGGGCTAACATGTTCCATTCTTCCGAGTCAAACTGCTGGCTCATTTGTTCAACTGCTTCTCTAGCACGATTGCCTGTGATGTACCTAGTGCGTAGAGCTTCTAGCATGGCCCAGAACTGTGTCCAAGGATTGGCACGACCAGTCAGTCCCTCAGTCTCAGGCACCTGGCGGATGCCAAACACATAGAACGGATTGTAGGCTTGGTAGCAATTGAACAAAAAACACTGTGCATCGGCACTGCCAAGCCGAGCAGCCATGAGAGCCTTTTCAATCACTTTTTCTTTGTGAATGCGACTGTCAGAGCTTTCTAGGTCTCGGATCCATCCTGCGGCCATTATGGCATCAAACCTTGAGTAGCTGTAATCGGTTTCATTCATATACTTAACGCCTTACCATGATGAGTTATAAAACACTTTCAAACCCATGAACATCTCTGTTCTAGCGGCTTTGATAAAGGCCAGGTCACTGTCATAGTAGTGCTGGTCTGAATTGTTGCCAAAGAAGAATCCCGATGTGGCTGGCAGTTGACGCTTTTTAACATCGCGTTCAAGGGCATCCAAGTCCTCAGCAGTGAGTTCCATTTCCACGCCGTTGAAAGAATCATATTTCAACTTCTTTTGCTCGGCTAATGTTTCCATCCATCCATGCAGGTTAGGATGCTTGCGCCAGTAGGCAATCTCACGCGGCTTGTTTACCTTTGTGTTCACATAATCTTTGGCGTCGTCGTTCCATTCGGAACCTTCGTAGTAGTCGCGGTGCTGGCCTTCACGGGTGGCCACATAAGCATACATATCAAGACCCATTTGGTACTCCTTGTTGATGACGGTATTCGCGTTTGAGCCAATATTTGTATTTGGCAAAATAATCTGACATTGGATAAGTTGGCATGCGGCCAGTCCATTCTTCTATTTCAAGGCAGTGAGCATACCACTGCTGTTGCAACCAGCGTCGAAATGTCATGTCATTACCCATGTAATTGCTCGGGGATTCATTGCTTGACGAGCTTGCCAGTAAGGCAGAGCCCAAGCCACATTGGTTTCTACCACAATCAGTCGTTTGTTGAAATAGACTTTCATGCTGCCTCCAACATGTTAGCAGGCACTTTCCACAAGCCTTGCTGGGTGCTCACTGTCACATACTTGATAGCAATCTTGCTCACAGTACCTTGCATGGTCATGCCACGTTTGGTGCTGTGAAACTTCACTGTGTCACCTTTGGCAAATTGTCGGATATTGTGTTTACGCAGATTTGCCTTGGCAAATTGCACTGCACTGATGATGCTGTCAAGCTCAGTGTTTGAAAACTCACCAAACATGATTGCAGAGTTGACTTGCTGGATCTTGGACATCTGGGTCATTTGGGGCTCCTTTGTTGCTTACTATGCCTAAATTATAACAGATTGGGAATTATTGGTCAAGCCAATTCTAGTTCTTTGGCAGGAAAACGGATCTGGCCTTCGTAGTCCAGTTGGCTTTGTTCAAACTCTGTGAGGTAGTCATCGGCCTCTACTGACCAGTCAATGATGTGCTCACGGAAGTACTCTGAGTCTGACTCAACTTTGGGACGAATCAAGTCCACAATCACGCCAGGGGCATAACGCAAGGGATCAAAATCACGGATCACATAGTCAGAACCGCCCTTGGCTTTCCAGTAAGAAGGGCACTCACCTGCACCGTCCCAATCGTGGGCACCGTAGTTTTCATAAACTTGGGTGGTGATCAGCAGTTTCATTGTGGCTCCTTTGTTGCTTACTATGCCTAAATTATAGCAAAAACGGCTTTTCTAGTCAACCAAAATAATAACCCTACAATCACTAGGAGTTCTACTACCGTAAAATTAGTACGATAGTAGTACTGTAATACTTTCTGTTTAAGTACTACCAGTTGGGTTTTTAGTGGTTTCATGCCCTGATTATAGCAGTTTGGGCATTATTTGTCAATGTATACTTTAGTTTGCAATTTCTACGCCGCATGCTGGCGGCACAGGCGGTGCTGGATCTGGTTTTATGTCTGCGCCACTGAGCTTGTTTTCAGCCAGTTTCATTTGGTTCTCGCCTTCGCGTAAACTGCCAATCATGGCTTGACCGGCTAATGTTGTGGTGTCAGCTATGTTTTGTAAGAAATCATATGGACCGCAAGTTTGGCATTCTCTGCCGTACTGTGACAGCATTTGAGAAAACGCCACAATTGAATTTTGCTCACCTGACACCAAAGCAAAATAGTCAATACCAGCTTTGACTTGATAGGTTTTCTCTTTGTTGAGATATGTGGCAATGGCAATCCATGCAGTGTTCAATGTGCCGACTGTGGCAGTGTATGTGGGATTGGCATACAGTGTTGCTATGGCCGAGTTGGCATTGGTAATTTGTGTTAGCACCGCGGCATCGTTAGCTGCAACCAAAATATTAGTATAGGCGGTATTCAATGTGGCCAACGCTCCGGCAGTTTGTAGTGTTTGAACTGCTGCCGACGCTATGTCAAATTGCGCTGCCAGATTGTTGTAATCAATTGCTGTGCCCAACACATCACACATGGTAATATTGCCGTCTGTGCCTGATCCAGTGGCCACAGAATTATTGATGTAATTAGTAGTTGCGGCGGCAACAGGATTGGTCAATGCTTCAATTTGGTCCAGACCAGTCATGGTGTTTAGTCCACCAAGTGTGATTGGTTCCCAGTAGGTTGTGTTGTTGATATTGGTACCAGCCGGAACATCATCTATGGCCTGATAAAACACAGTAGCGGGACTTAACACTGCCAGTGGAGGCTGCAATGTGCTGTTAGGATTGACTGGAGCAGCCGCCACAATGTCGTTGGCCAAGTAGTCACTGTTCACGTCCCAGGGATTGCGATCAAAGCCTTGTATGGTTTGTGCCAGTTCTGGCCAAGTGGCTAATGGAATATTTGTAATCTGTTGCACAGCCGCTTGTGTGGACTTGTTGGCCACAGCTTGATCTGGGGGAATAATTTTTGCCAACTCATCACACCCAGATGGAGCAGGTAAAAATGCACCCACGGTCTCGGCTAGGTTCATGTTGACTGCACCATTGGTCTGGTAAATTGGCACAGGACCTGCTGGTGACGGTGTTAGTAAATTGGTATAACTGTTTGGAAACATCACAGCTGGATTTAACAAATCTGCCATGGTTGAAACATTAGGTGTGGTCACTCCCAGTATGTCTAATACATCTTGTAAGGCAGCGTCTGTGATACTGACCAATGCTGGGTATGCTTTTTTCTGTAGTTTATCAAATTCGTTTGGGGTGAGACCACTGGGATTGAACAATGACACTTTGTTGATGTTCACTAGGTTTGATATGTCTTGTAATGTCAGTCCTTGGTCCTGTAATGCATCACGAACAGCAGGCAACGTACCATTGATGGTGTTGCTTACCTTTGACAACTGCGCCAGCAATGCAGCCGGTGTGCCGTATTCATTTAGTGTTTGTGTATTTGTTAACAATCCTTGATTGGCAATATCAGTGGCCAGTCTGCCCAATGCGCCGGGGCTATCATCCACTAGGCTTGCAATGTTATTGCTTACCAAGTTGCTCATGTTTGTAAATGTAGGGCCCAAATACGTTGCGGCGTTGCGTGTGCTGTTGATCAACGAATTGGTGGTGGTGATGTACCCTTGCCCAGTTTGTTGTACCAAGTCAGCAAATCCGTATGGATCCAATGTGGAAGCATCGCTTTGAGTAGGCAGGTATTCTTGAGTCAAGTAAGGAAAATTTGCCAATGGCAGTGCAGGAATGGCATCGCCTAGTGCTGGAATTGTGCTGGCACCAATACTCAACAACAAATCTAGTGTGCTTTGAGTTTTGAATGTCTGAGCTTGGTAATAGTTTACTGCGGCCAACCAATTCACTATCACTGTTTTACCATTGAATGTAGCAATTGCTGTGGTCAGTGCTGTTGGTAAACTTTTGACGCCTTGATTGTTCATCAATCCGGCAGCAGCGTTTATTTCTAATGGAGTTAATACACCATTGGCCATTATCCTGCCCTTACATCGCCACTGCCACCGGCTCGAGCATGACCACAAGTGTCTGCATCTCCAGTTAGGCTTACTGCTATTCCACCAGCTCGTACTGTGCCCGAACCGCCTGCGGTTGAGGGTCCGCAATGTATGCCAGGACATCCTCTTCGTCCACAACAAGGATGGGCGCTGACACCTTGCCCAGTTGTGGCAATTGGTCTTCCGTTTATGCGTACCGAACCAATACCCGATGTAATCACACCGCCTGCTCCGTTTGCATCACCCACTCGTTGTATTCCTGGCATGTTATCCTACTAAGATTTTCTTTTCTGGCACCTTTATGCCTGTAGTTGCTTCGATGTATTTCATACGCACATTTTCATCCGTCAATGAATGAATAGCAACACAGCTCATATTTAGCCGGGGATTTTTGTCAGGATCTGCGGTAAACATACTCGGCACAAGTCCCATGCCTTGTGGACCTGGGGCCACGCTTACAGGATCCTGTAAGATAGCATAGCCCGACTCCATGTCCACAAGTTTGGCAATCATTTCTTCGCCAGAGTTCAGTTTGAATGTGTAAACTTTTCCAATTTCCATTATTTGCTTTCTGTTAGTTTTGTTCTGAGTTCGGTGAACCCGCCTACCAGTTGATCATCTAAAAAGATCTGTGGTACTGTACGAGCATTTGGTACTGCTTCTAGTAGTTGTTCTCGTGTCCAACCATGCATAATATTGCGTTCTTCAAATTCAATGTTACGTGATTTCAACAACGCCTTGGCTTGGTCGCAGTAGGGGCATTGGTCTTTTGACCATACAATTGCTTTCATTTTATTTTCCTTCTTTTGATTTGTCGTAAGTCTTGGCAAAGATATCTGTTTTTACAACACCGTAGTCACCAGGACCATGTCGAACAATGTAGTCATTGCCACGAGTGTATTCTAAGTTGCCCCATGATGCTCGAACAACACCGTCATGGTCAGCAAGACGAGCAACCTTCATGATCTTCTTGGGCGTAGCAGTGCCATCTTGATTATCATCGTAGTAGGCAGCAAACTTGATAGGACTCACAGGATACCGTTCGCCCTTGGGTCCTGTAATAATCTTAAAACCAACTGTGTAGGCAACAGGA